ATAGCAAGTGCGGGGCGGGGCGTCAAGAGGAAACTTCCGATTCCTGTGGTTCTCTTCTTGTGTGGAGGGGTCTGTACGGCTGTCTCAGCGTTAGTCCCGATCTCCTCTTGACTGCCCCTATTATAACCCCTCCCCCATATATTGCAAGGGGTATTCTCAAAATATCTCCTGTCCTAAGTCCTTATATACCAAGGGTTTATGAGCGGGGGGGCGGGCTGCCCTGCCATTATGGCAGATCACTCCTCCTCATCATAGGGTGCGAATGCCTCATCCTGGCACTCCTGGCAGAGCCCACTGATGGTATACTCCTTAGCAGAGATATCATCATTAAACTCCGTAGCAGCCCCACCACATACCACGCACTGCTGGTTAGCCATGGCAGTAGAACGAGTGGGTTGTAGCGTGTGGAGATACTCCTCCATACTAATGCTCTTAGTCATTGGTAAAGCTCCCAGTCTTGGTACTCAACATACACCTCTTGAGCGTCAAGCTCCTCTTCGTACTCTTCAAGATCCATGCGTACATTATAACCTACCACGGAGGGGATGCAAGAAAAAACCTCAAAAACTTTTCGCGTTGATGGGACTCCTGATGCGCCAGCCGTGGGCCATAGATCCTAGGGACTCCTGCTATCATTAGGGACTCCAAAAATAAAAAAAACTAGCTCAGACTTTTTTTGAAATTGGGGGGAACCCCTACATACTAGTGGGGGGTAACGACCACCATGACCAAACTAACTGAGAACACAGAACTCACTATGCCTCTTCGGAACATAGTGAGTTTAATTATAGTAACCGCTGCGGCTGTTATGACCTACTTTCAGATCAATGAGCGTCTGAATAAGTTAGAAAACCACCAAACTATCCTAGAGATGGATGTGGAAAAGAATACGGAATTCCGTATTAGATGGCCTAGAGGAGAGATTGGATCTCTACCTGCTGATGCCGAGCAGTTTATGCTAATAAAGAATCTATCCGAAGAGATAGATAAACTACAATCTATGATCGAAACAGGACAGGCTCCTCACGATCAGCAGCAAAAACTTACTCTGAACTTCTATCAAGAGCGTATCTCTGAGTTAGAGTCAGCAGTTAACATTCTTAAAGACCGTCAGGTCGAACTTGTCCACAGTATGAAAAGTGGAGTTAATATTACAGATAAGTAACTATATATTCAGGAGGGTAACGACCACCATGACCAATGACAATCAAAGATTTATGGATGTGGACTCAGCAGTCCGAATTAGAGAGGCAGAAGGCAAAATTGAGATCGAGAAGTATGAGCTTGAGACAGCAGCCAAGTTCAGAGAGCTTGAAATTACTGAGAGTGCTAAAGAGGTGGCGTCCAAGCATCTCGCTAAGTTTGCAGGACTGTATCTTACTTTTCTCGTTAGTGTCTTTATTTTTTCTATCAAGTTTGTTCCTGAGTCGAGTCTCGCAGTAGTGGCAGGACTCATCACACTAGTTGTAACAAACCTCAGCACTATTCTGAAGCACATCGTAGAGAATGGAAAAACAGACGAATCTGACAAAGAGAAGAAGAAAGAACAGCTACATAAGACGGGTCAGAAAAATTGACGCGCTCCGCGCCCATGAAAAGAAAGAATAAAGGCTTCCGTAATAAGGACCCTAGATACTTTGAGAAGCTTGGAGAAGCTAAGAAGAAGCTTAAATACTTTTTTCTGAAGGAATCCAAGGCTCGACTAGGAAAGGATTTTAAACACTATGGACAACAAGGAAAGAATACGCCAAAGAGAGATGGCTAAACTATCTCGCTTACGCCCTAACACAGGTCACTACAGACTAGCTCTTAAGCGTCTGGGTCTTACATCCCCACCAGAGGCTGTGGTTGAGCCTGTGAAGGAAGTTGAGGTCCCAGTTAAGAAGACTACCCGTAAGCGTAAGCCAAAGGCGTCAGAGTGATATAGGGAAGGCATTCTGCTTTATGAATGCCTCTCTATTCATGTGCCAACTGTCTCTGCCTACTAGCTCTCCTCTGGAGGCGTGTAGAATGTTCATGTGGAAGGCTCTATTCACATAACCTGCCTTGTGTGCAGTGGTTGTGTAGTGAATATCGTAAAAATCCCAATCTCCTACGAGGTATTCTGGCTTGTCTAAGCCAATTTCTTCGCAGATGTGCCCTTTGCAAGCTAAAAATAGGCCATCTAACGCGACCACTGGGCCTTCTGGGCCGTAATTAGTGTTGTAAGGGATCATTTTTTCGTTCAAATGGCGCACAAACCCCCTATGACGACCCATTCTCCATTGATTCTGGTCCCACCAGACCGCATTTTCGGTTAAATTAGTCGTTCCTGCTGGTCCTATGAAGCCTGTGTTGTCTAAATTACAGGTTTCTGTGACTTTTCTTACAAACTCTTCGGGTTTTTCGTTGATTTCAATGTCATCATGACAGAAAATCATGATATCGTCCTTATCTGGACTGGCTAATTTGTATCCTTTGCTGTATGCTTCAAAAATTGATGATTGATTACCTAGTAAATAGACTTTAATATTACAAGAAGCTAGATACTTTACTAGTTTGTCGGTAATGCTAGGTATTTGCTTGCTTGACCTAGTACATATAACAGCATGAATGTTCATATTATATTATATGAACCTTGATCCAGATGTCTACACAAAAATCGGAATTATTAGAAGAATTTAAGAGATGCAAGACAGACCCTACTTACTTCATCTCTAAGTATATCAAGGTTACCCACCCTGTTCGTGGTCTAGTCCCCTTTAAGCTGTATCCCTTCCAGCATAAGATTCTAGAGTGTCTTGAGAACAACCGATTCAATATTCTGCGTAAATTTAGACAGGCTGGGTGTACAACCATTGCTGCTGCTTACTCTTTGTGGATGTGTATCTTCCAACAGCATAAGTCAATCGTTATTTTGTCTAAAGGTGACGCAGAATCGACTGAAGTTCTTGATCGCATCAAGCTAATGTATGACGAACTGCCCGATTTCTTGAAACCAGGGATTGTAGAAGATAACAAGCACACTCTTAAGCTAAAATCTTACTCTGTCATTAAATCACGACCTTCTGGTAAGCAATCTGGTAGATCTTTGGCTGGATCTTTCCTAATTATTGATGAGGCTGCGTTCATTGAAAATATTGATACAATCTGGGCTGCTGTTTATCCTATTATCTCTACTGGTGGTCGTGCGTTTGTTCTTTCTACTGTTAATGGTATTGGTAACTGGTATCACGATGTCTATCAGAGTGCGATAGATGGAGCTAACTCATTTCATCCAATTGACATCCGATGGCAGGAGCATCCTGAGTATCACTTCAATCCAGACTTCCAACATCTTTATGATGAGATGACTAAGAAGGGTTTAGACATTCACAAATGGGAAGATACTACTAGAGCTAACATGCCTTTGAAGCAATGGCTTCAGGAGTACGAATGTTCTTTCCTTGGTACTGGTGATACCTACATTGAGGGTGAAATTCTAAAAAATATCTCTTCTCAGACGAGTGAGAACTTCTATACCAAGTATAACAACAGAATGCGCGTCTGGCAAGACCCCCAGCCACACTACAGCTACTTAATATCGTGTGACACCTCTCTAGGACGCGAACGAGACTACTCTGCATTCCATATAATTAATATGTACAATGGACAGCAGGTTGCTGAGTTTTATTCAAATAAAACTGCAATTAATGATTTTGCTAAGATACTAGCTCAAGAAGGTATGCTATATAACATAGCGCACATCATTTGTGAGCGTAATACTATTGGTAACAACTTGATTGATTGGCTGTTTAACACCTATGAGTACGAGAATCTCTGGTGTGATGAGAAAGGCGATATAGGCTTCCAAGTCACGGCAAAAAACAGAGAAGAGATCCTAGCTCTAATGGAAGAGGCAGTCAGAACAGACTTAATTAAAATTAATTCTACAAGGACAGTTGATGAACTTTTTACTTTTATAATTAATGAGAACGGTAAGGTGACTGCTGAGAAGAACCATCATGACGATTTAGTGATGAGCCTCGCCTTGGCTGTTTACGGATTTAAAGAACTCATCGACTCAACACCAATTGAAACAGTAACAAAACTAGCTAAAAACGAAATGCCCGCTGCCCCAACAAAAGCATATAAGACAAGTATAATGGGTGTAGATGGTCAGATCAGTGAAGAGGATTACAGATGGCTGATAAGATAAACGAAGGTTTCACAGAGTTTGATAACGCTGCTACAGGCGGCGGGAGTTACTATCAACCTAGCGGACCCCTGGGTAGATTCTTTGCTAAGTTTTTTGCTACCCCTGCACAGAAAGAGATTGCTAAAGAGGTAGAGAAGGGCACTCCCGTACCTGAGCTTGGTGATACTGTAATTAACACTGAGATTATTCGTGATAGGGAGAACATGCCTGCTACTGGTGGGGTTAGTCGTAACCCCATGCTCCCTCAGCTAGAGTATAACAGAAAAAACAGGTACAGAGAATATGAAGAGATGGACGGCTATCCTGAGATTGGCGCGGCGTTTGATATCTATGCCGATGACTGTACTCAGAAAGATTCACGAAATCAACGCTGGGCTGTCAAGTCTGAAGACTCGTTTGTGGTAAAAGAGATCGAGCGTCTCTTTGCTAATATCGGTCTTGATAGATTTGTTTGGGATATCTCCCGTAACACTGTCAAGTATGGAGACTGCTTCATTGAGATGGTCTTAGATATTGATCGCCCAGAAGAGGGTATTAAGAAGATTAAGATTCTTAACCCTAACTGGATTCTTCGAGTAGAAAACGAGTATGGGTATCTCAAGAAGTTCTTACAGGAGATACCAAACAATGAGAATATGACATACGGCGCTGCTTCTCCTCTATCACAGAGACCAGCTAAGTACATTGAGCTTGATAAGAATCAAATTGTTCACTTTAGACTTCATAGCTCAGACCCACTATTCTACCCCTACGGTAAGTCTATCGCTGCGCTATGTCACCGTGTGTACAGATCAATGAAAATGATGGAAGACGCGATGATGATTTACAGACTGACTCGCGCACCTGAAAGAAGAATATTCTACATTGATACTGGTAACCTTCCCAGCAGCAAGGCTGAGATGTTTATCGAGCGTATTAAGGAGAAGTTTAAGAAAGAGAAGTTCTACAACAGCCCCAAAGGCACAGTTGACGCTCGCTATAACCCCATGTCCATGGACGAGGATTACTTCGTCCCAACAAAGAATGGTAAGGGAACTAAGATCGACACTCTCCCTGGAGCACAGAATCTAGGGGAGATCGAGGATGTACGCTATTTCCGAGATAAGCTTTTAGCTGCTCTTAAGATTCCAAAAGATTATGTTGTTGAAAAAGATAAGTCTCCTGAGCGTAAAGCAAACTTGTCTCAGTTAGATGTTAAGTTTGCTAGAACCATTGCGCGTGTACAGCAGAACATCGAGATCGGGCTAGAGGCTATCGCTAAGAGACATTTACAACTTAAGGGCTATCCACCCCTTTTAATCCAGAAGCTCAAGATACGCCTTCCTGAGCCCTCTGACATGTCAGCAAAGCGTAAGCTAGATCTGGATCAACAGAAGGCGCAAGTCATTCAGGCTGTAATAGGCTTAGATCTATTCTCAAAAGAAGAAATTCTTAGACAATACTACGATTTCGATGAGTCTGAGATTAAGAGAATTATGGATGATAAGGAGAAAGAGACTGCTAAAGCTCAAGAGCAGCAAGCTGCTGCTGAGGGTGGTGCTCCCGCTCCTGGAGGTGCTGAAGGGGCGCCTGCGCCAGCAGAGGAGGGGGCTCCGCAAGCGAACGAGAGCCTTGAGAATAGCATAGAAAAAATTAAAAACATAGTGCCTTTGGACGAGGAAAAAGCGAAGGTGCTAGATAGAATTTTACAAAAACAACGGGGAAAGGCAAAATAAGGTCGTCTAACCGCATATATACAATATACACTGAGGAAAAAAATGTTTTCTACAATTTTTGAAGAAAGAGATAAAAGAATAACTTACCTTATCAAGTTAGGTGATTGCCTTGGCAGATCGCTACGCGAGAATGTTTCTCTTTTCGCTATAAATGGCGATGAGGAAGAAGTTACTTATCTCACTGAATCTAATAAGCTTATTTCAGGTAAGTTCCACATTGGCAAGGATGTGAGCCTTACCGACATCTCGATTGAGGATTCTTCAGTGTTTGAAGATGACGAAGCTTTCGATGGTGTTATCTCTCAAAAGATTCACACCTTTGTTGAGAATGTTCACTATGGAGAGTACAACAGTGCAGACTCGTCATTCGATACAATCCTCTCGTTATGGGAAGATAGACTAAAGCTATCTAACTTACAGAAAAAGCTTTACGAGAAGTCCGAGCAACTTGCTGAGATAGAGACTATTCTAGAGTCTGAGGAGATTCAGAATATTATAGAGGTTGCTCCTCAGATCCAAGAGTTTTTAGAAGAGAACTTTGATAAGATTAGCACAGTACCTGAAATCAAGAATGCTGTTAATCTATCTAACTCAGTGTCTAAGGCTTTTAACTTCCCACGACTAGACTACGATACTCTTTTAGAGAATGGTGGCTACATCCTTAAGGATGGTGTTTCTGAGTCTATCTACGAAATGATCTGCCGCCAAGAGCTTGTTAAGAAAGAGCTTCTTGAGTCTAAGAAGGACTTTGAAAGCATCTGGGCTACTAACCCCAATATTCAGCGTCTATCTGGTATGATGTTTGAGTCTGATGAGGCTATTGTAACTGCTCTAGCCGAATCTCTCAAGGAGGTTCCTTTCTTAGCTATGGCTTCTAAGAAGACCCTCACTGAGACATTCTCAAACTGCTTGAGTAACACAGATGGTGTTGGTATCACTGACAAAGACATCCAAGAGTATGCTTCAAAGATCTTTGAGATTAAGAAAGAAGTTAAGCAGATGTACATTGATTCTCTCAATGAGAAGTACGGTGTTAACATTCAGAATCTCCAAGAGCCTGCCACTTTCAAGAGTCTAATCAATACTCAAATAATTATCTTTGAATCCCTCTCCCGTCTTGCTCCTAAAGGTAGCGTAATTAAGCAAGTTCTTGCCGAAGCTGCTGGCTCTCTCAAAGGTAAGTCTGGCGTAGAGTCTATTGATCTTAACGAGATCATATATGAGCTTTTCCACTCGGCTGGTTACGGTGATCTTATTGAAGAGGCATCTGCCGCAAAAAGTCCTAAGATTAACTTAAAAAGAGTTGCTACTGATCTTGATAACGCTCAAAATATCATAGCTACTCTTAAGGAGAAAGTTGGCGCTCAACTAAGCTCCGATGAGACTACAGAGGATGAAATGCCTGCTGCTCCTGAAGAGGCTGCTGCTCCTGAGCCAAGCCCTGAAGAAGAAGTACCTCCCATGCCTGAAGAACCTGCCCCTGAAGAGGCAGCAGCAGGTGAGGAAGGTGCTCCTGCTCCAGGTGGTGAAGAGGATGCAATAAACGATCTCAACCAACTAGAAGCTATGGTATCTGATCTTATGGCAGAGCTTGGCACTGATGAGACCAAAGCAGAAGAGTGATTGAAACTCTTTACGGCTATATAATATGTTATGGCTGAGTTTTCAAGTTTAGTAGCAATATTTATAGACCCTGATTCAGGTGCTCCTTCTGGATTGCAGGCCCTGGTAGAGGGGGATACTATCTCTAGTTCTGTTCTTGACCCAGGAAGCAGACAGATTTTAACGCGAGTTGTAGATAGTTCCTCTTCTTGGGAAGAAGGCTTAGACGCTGCTACATATGCTGATATTGTAACTACCTCAGGTAGAGCAGAAGATCTTTTAGTATTCTCTGGAAATGTTGAAACATCAACAGCAGCCATAGAAGCATCAACACTTGAATTAATTAATGTATCCAGTGTAGTATTTGATAACTCAGGTGGTTGGGATGCTGGTATTGATCCTGCTATATATGATGATTTTAGATCAGTTTCTGGTTCAGTAAAAGACAACTCAGGTACTTGGAATAGCACATACGCTTGGGGTTCTCAGGCTTCTAGTACGCTCATAGGAGTATCAGGTTTTTGGAATAATACTTATCTATGGGCTGATGAAGCATCAGGTAGTATTGGGGCGGCTTCAGGCAACTGGAATACTATTTACAATGATCGAAACAATATAGTAGAAACATCTGGTAGAGCTAACGATAACGAAACTGCCATAGGAGTCTTGGATGCTTCAGTGACTAATGTAAACATATGGTCTGGAACTGTTGATGCGTCTGTTGGGGTTCTAGACGCTTCAGTGACTAATGTAAACATATGGTCTGGAACTGTTGATGCGTCGGTTGGTGTGCTTGATGCCTCAGTTACCAATATAAATATATGGTCAGGTACTGTTGATGCATCGGTTATTGATATTTCTGGTTATATAACTGCTAATGAGGGCACCTGGGCTGCTGGAGTTGAACCAGGGTTTGTAGATGATGTAAGATCTGTTTCTGGTACAGTTCTAGATGGATCAGGTAACTGGACTACTATTTATGGAGATAGACCGAACATAATAGAGGTATCCTCTAATTTCTCTGTATTCTCTGGTAATGTTGAAGCATCAACAGCAGATATAGCAGGATCAGCCGTAGATCTCTCTGCTTATATACGAAACAATGAGGGGGGTTGGGCTGCTGGTATTGATCCTGGATTTTACAATGATGTTAGGTCTGTTTCTGGTTCAGTCCTAAATGGATCAGGTGGTTGGGACACCATCTATAATGATCGTCCTAATATTGTACAAGTATCTTCTCATTTTGGAATATTCTCTGGTGATGTTGAAGTTTCTGTAGGAGTCCTAGATGCTTCTGTCACGAATGTAAATATTTGGTCAGGTACGGTTGATACATCTGTTGGGGTTTTGGATGCTTCTGTCACCGATATAAACATATGGTCAGGAACTGTTGACGCTTCTGTTGGCGTATTAGATGCTTCAGTTACTAGTGTAAACATATGGTCAGGTACTGTTGATACATCTGTTGGAGTGCTAGATGCTTCAGTTACTAATGTAAACATATGGTCAGGAACGGTTGATGCATCTGTAGGAGTGTTAGACGCCTCAGTTACTAATGTAAATATATGGTCTGGCACTGTCGATACCTCTGTTGTAGTTCTTGATGCCTCAGTTACTAATGTAAATATATGGTCTGGAACTGTTGAAACTTCTGTCGGAATCTTAGATGGTGATGTAATTACATTAGGAGATGGGCTTACTGATTTAGAAACCTCTGCTAGAAACTTATCAGGTATTCTAGATGCATCTACAGATTATCCTAATGCGTATGTTACTACAAATAGAGACGATATAGATGAAGCTAGAACCGTTACATCTGTTTCATCTAATGCATTCTTAACTGGTGCTAATCCAAGACTAGCAAATGCATTAAATGCTAATGGTAAGAATATTGATAATGTAAATATAATCTATGGTGATGGGGGTTTAAGTCTTTCTGGTACTAATGGTGGTGCTGCTGATATTAACATTCATGATAATGTAAATTTCAATGATAAAGTTTTAATTAGAATAGACGAGCTTCATACTTCTCATTCTAGTGATCCATCTGGAGGATTTTTTATTCATCAGATTAATGATAATACTACAACTCTTTCTGGAAATGGTATTATAAATCTTAGAAATAGACTTAATAGAAATGATTTTGTAGGAAATGGCACTATTGGCGATTTTTCTATGAGCGCCTCTAACCGAATATCAATTGTACATGATCCAGATGCTACAGGCGGTGTTGTCATAGGTAGGGGGGGAATCGGAACTGCATTTGAGACTAACGATTTCAAAGCCTCAGCGGATAACTGGTCTGATGTTTATGATGCTTGGCAAGATGGCACCATAGGCGGTGGAGGCACTCAAATTGAAGAACCTCATGCTCAGGGAGGTGTGGTTTGGGCTAGTGGAACTGGGGGAACCGCTGGTTACGGTAATACCGCAGCAGGAACCGCTGGCACCGTTCTTTTCAGCAATGGAACGGGTTCTCCTTACTTCTCGATCATTCGATCTTCAGATCTTAAAAACGCTGTTGGCACACCGCCGCCTGTAGGCGAGATCATGGTAGGCAATGGTTCAAATTTTACCATAGGGGACCATGGAAGTATTGGTGGATTAGATGATGATGATCACCCGCAGTATGTTCTCTCTGCCACAAACCTAGCTCTCAGCGGTGTAGTAGATGCTCTAGGTGCATTCTCTTATATGCAGATGACTAGTGATGGAACCGCAGGATTTTCAGAGTTAAATATAGGTCGTGGAGCTACCCAAACAACCAATGAAGATGGAAGTAATAATATTGTTTGGGATTCTGCTAATAATGAGTTTGATGTAAGTGCAACAGGCACTTACCACATAATTGCTAATCTGGTCTTCAACGCAGCCGCTACCGCTTCAGTCACTATCGCAATAAAAAAGAATACCACAGCACAGAATTCTTTTGTAAATACAATCAATTCTGCGGAAGATCCTGAGGAAGTTACAATACAAGCAGTAGTTGATGCTACTGCTGGAGATACTATAAGTGTTATTTTTGATGAGGCGGGCTCCGTTAGCGTTACTCCAAAATCAGGAAGTAATATCATGGTGAAACGATTAGCCTGATGTTATAAATTTATAAGCACATCTCCTTAGGTGTAAACCTAAATAAGATATGGACGAGCGCAAATTTACAATAACAAAGGACACTATGATTCCATTGGGAATGGTCATCTCTATTTGTGCTGGGGTGGTGTGGATTAGTAGTGCCCTTTCTGATATAAATCACAAGCTTGAAACACTTAATAGCAAGCTAGAACAGCAGTGGACCAAAGCAGACATGGAGAACTGGTCCCTGCGTTTGAAGATGAACAACCCTGAGTTAGACATACCAGAGGTAGATCAATGACGAAATGGATGTGGCCTGAAGTCGCCCACTGCTGAAAGGGCAAGTAGCTGTGCTAGTCTAGCATATGATTCTGTTTAGCTGCTCGTATAATCCTCCACATGAAGTTTTCTTTTATTCCTTGGAGGGTAGAAATGATGTTATCTAATTTTCGTAGGGTGTCTTCGTGAACCCTGTTCAGTTGAACAACCGCTTTTATATCTTCTGATAAGGCTGTTAGACTACGGACCTCTGCTTCAGAGAATAATGTTTCTTGTTTCTTTATGTCGTTGATGTTCTTCATAAGAGCTTTACCTCGTGCCCTTCTTTTTCATAGTGACGCTTTCTAGCGCGTGAGTGATCTGCCAGATACTTTTCTTGATCCATGAAATCGTAGACATACACCCGATCCTTGGATTCATGTCTACGCAATGCTCGACCAAGAGCTTGTAGTGTAGCAATCTCAGACTTCATTCCTCTGGCGTTGATGAAGTGAGTAATTTCTCGGATATTGACCCCAGTTTGGAGTATCTTAGTTCCAATGAGAATGCTAGATCCTCTATAGCTTCTGAATCTAGAAATACTTTGATACCGCTCTCCGACTGAGTTCGCACCTTCAAGAAACTGGCATCCCTCTCCAAGTAAGTTTTCCAAGGTTCTTCCATGCTCAAGTGATTTGGTAAGAATAAGTATACGGGCTGATTTTTGTCTAGATCTAATGTCATCACATATCTCCTTTATTATATTGTTGCGTGATTCGTTGTTTACAATATATTCGTCATAGACATCTAGGAATCCCATGTCCTCGTCCATGCCGCTTGCGTCATAGGGTCGTCGTATAAGCTGTATGAGAGGCTTTGTAAGCGTTCCCGTATCAACCAAGGATGCTGTGTCCACCTTCTGCCATATAGGGCCTAGAGCGCCTTCTAGGTTGTATCTAGGGATGTTGTCGCTAGGTGGGGTCGCCGTGAAGCCTATACGGTAGTTTGCTTTAGGAAAAGAGCTTATAGCCGCCAAGGTAGTTTTGCCATTACAGAATTCATGACACTCATCAACCATGAGGACTTCTGTTTCTTCCAGGTGGGTATCGAGGATCTTTTCGATACTCTGGACAGTACAGAGCATAATATCACCATATAGGTAACCCTCACCGTAACAAAGACCAATATCAGACATACCACAATCGTTGACCAAAAACTCATAGCTCTGTGTTAGTAGTTGTTTCTGATTGAACAGGATTACCATTTTACGGCCCTGTAGCGCCTGTATGAGCCCTGCCATGATCAAGGTCTTGCCTGCTCCCGTAGGAGCCTTTACGACGCCCCTACGGCCTACTAGAGCCTTGTCTATGAGATCCTCTTGGTAGTCATAGAAAGTAAACCCATCAATCCCTGGATCGGCGTATGTTCCTGCGTTGGCTAACGATTCAAACTCTAAGGTAGGCTCACACTTAATCTTCTTTAGATCTTCTAGTATTCTGTGCAATAAGCCCGTTTTGAACTTGCCAGCCCTAGATATAAAGTGCTGCTTACCGTCCCAGTGGCGTCTCTTGTAAGCGGTTGAGTATTCAGCACCTGGAACCTTGAAAGAGTACAACTCATACATCGCTTGTAATAGCTCAGGATTATCTGAGTGAATTTGCGATTCTTGTGTTCCGACTGATATTCTCACACACTATTATAGTATAACCCATTAATGTAGGGGAACAACATATGCAAAATTTACCAGTTGATGTTGAAGGTAGAGATAAGGTTATTGAAGAACTTCTATCTAACCTTCCAAGCGACACAGCAATTCAAATTGATCTGCCATCTGAGTGTAGGGTCTATAAGATGGAGGACCCTGGGGCACCAATAACTCTTCGCCCTATGACATTTGAGGATGAGAAAGTTATTGTAAACGCAAAGAAGAATCAAGATCCAACTAACCTAGTTATTGAAAGATGTACTAGCAATATCAGTATTCAGGAGCTACTTCCTCTGGATAAGCTTTACATTCTTCTTAAGCTACGAGAGATATCCTACGGGGATGATTACAATGTTAACCTAATCTGTCCCGCCTGCAAGGCTGAGAATCCAACAACTGTCAAGCTTTCAGAACTGAATGTAAACCCAGTTCCTGATGATTTTGAGGATCCTGTTGAGATTATGTTACCAGCCCTACAAAAGACCGTCAAGGTTCGTCGCCCAAGAGTAAAGGATGACAAATACTTTGCTGATCAGAGTATACTAGATCAGTTGTGGAGATTTGTTACTGAGATTGATGGTCACACTGATAAAGCCATCATAGCTAAAGTTGTAGAAAGGCTGCCTATCAAAGATACCCGAAGCATCCTTAACGCTATGCGAACGGAGTATGGTGTGGATACCCGCGTAAAATTTGCTTGCAATGATTGCAAGGAGGTAAGCGTAGTCGATCTACCTATTGACGCAAATTTTTTCAATGTGAGCTAGAAGAACTAACAGATTTAGATAATCTTCTTCTAGAAGCCTATATACTTGTAAACAGGGGTCATTTCACATTTTCTGATGTGAAGGGCATGACCCGCATGGAAAGGACTGTGTTCCTTAAGCTAATAAAAGAAGATATAGAAAAGCAGAACGATGCAATTAAACGGCACTAATCTCACAGACCGCTACAATCGTCCTAGCGTATTAGGGCGAGTGGCTATTCGCACATTTTTCATGAATGATGGTGCCTATGTCGATCCTTACGATGTTAGCTCCTGCGTTATATTCAACAAACTAGCTCACGCTTCGCCTAGCTCTATCCTTAATACCGAAACCTCGTTACTTAAAGAGAGCGCGACTACAGAGATGCTAATGGCCTTCGGGGTATCAGGTGACGCTTATGATCATGACGGCTCCGATGGCTTTACTACCTCACAAAACCTTGATTGGGTTTCATCTACTCTATACAGCCCAGGGACACAAGCGAGCGGAATTTATAGAAAGTCCGTGGGTGAGTATGTCTGTGTTCTTGATGGAACTCTTTCCTTGTCTGGAGCCTTTAGTGGCACCGAGGTTCAGAACCAGTGTTCGGCAGTGCAGTCCTACATTGATGTCTGGACTGTCAAAATGACAGAGGACTCTGACTACCAAGTTTTCATAAATGAGTTTAAGCTGAGTAACCAGAACTATATCTCCGTTACTCAGCCCTTACTCCTAAAGACTAGGAACCGACTAATAAATAAACACCTAGCTCTAAGCTCTGTAGTTGATATGAAAATTACCACTGACATAGTGGTAGAGAATAGGGAGCTTAGTGAGGATGTTAAAAATTTAATTCAAGACTTCGGTATTGGTGATCCCACCATAGTCATCGAGAAGATCAATGAGGACTCCAGCCTCCCACCTAGAGAGACCATCATAGCCTCTACAGAAGCTTCTCAGGTTACCGCAGATAACACAATAATTTACAGGTTCGATACTACTTCGTTGAATCCTGAGGGTAGCAAGGCAGGAACATATGCTATCACTGCTACCTATACATTCATGGGTCAGACCATCGTGACCCAACCTTTCTACTTCATAGTTCGCTAAGAACTTTATAATCGAAATCGTAAAGACTGGTCTGCTGTTGCAGATATTCGCTTACATTTACGCCTCTTACAAGAGCATCATTCCAGTCTTTACACCCCTGGGGTGGGTTGCATGTGTAGATGTGACCCATCCTTTTTTCTTTGCGTAGGTTCTCGAATCTGTCTAGACCCTCCTGCCCTGCGGAGTCGTTGTCATACCCGACAATGATTCTCCCTTTAAAGGTGGAGAGGATATCAGCCTGCGTGTGGCTGACAGAGCAACCCATAGTGCAGGTTGCGTTTACGCCCT